GTATAGGTGCGGTATGCTGCCGTGTTCTGCGCGCTAATCGCAGCCGTCGGAACCTGCCAGCCAAGCACCCGCCACAACAGCCGCAGATCGTCCTCTACCGTGACAGTTATAGTGCTTTCACCCTCGGGTCCGTCGCCCTTTGCGGAGCGCACAGGACCGCTAATAAGAGGCTGCGGAAGTGTCCCGTACTCGATGACCAGCCGCGCACCCGTCGCCAGGATGTCAGCAACACGGGGATGGTCGGCCCGGAAAGTAATCTCAGCCGAGCCGACCACGTTGAAGCCCACTGTCACGCTCACGGATTCAGGGGCGCCCAGCCAGCCCATGCGCTGGAAGCTCTTGTTAAAGACGGTGATTTTCAGTCCGTCCATGACATCACCAAGCCTTGTAATATCGCGGCCTGATTTCAGCCTGAACAGAACCAGCACCCACCAACGCAAGAGACAACGTGCGGTCCTCGCCGGCAGGGATCGGCGCGAAATCCGCAGATCCCAACTGAGCCGTGACATCCACACCGTTCAGCCACGCACACTGCACGGTCGGATCCGTATCAATCACCAACGTGTCACCCTCAACCAAAGCCACAGTCCACTGAACCGTGCTCCCACCAACACCAACAGTCACGCTCGTGGCAGGCCCGCGAACAGTCCACACAGGCCACGCCTCAACATCACCACTGTTAGTCATCGACGCAGAACCAAGCTGAGACGAACTACTGATGTGGAAAAGGGGCGCCTTAGACGCCCCACCAAAGAAGTCCACCGGCTCCGACGCCGCCCACGTTCGTCGCAGCGGCTCCCCGTACCAAAACGGGTCATCCGCAACCAACGTCACGCCATACGAGGCCCACCCTGCCCTCACAGGATCCAACCCGAACGCATGCTGACCATCATCAACAAACCGCACATCCAGGGAACGCGAACCACCATCAGGGGTGGTTACGCTCCACGTCCCATGCTTGCCAGGATGAAGCGACCGCCAAAACGCACGGTCCCGATCCAGCCACTCATCCGACGAATCCCCGAAAACCAGCACAGGCCAGAAAACGTCCCGAGGGTCCACAACGTGGCCACGGTAAGCCTGCCCATGAACGGCAGGGGAGTTGGCTACCCATTGCGTGTGCTTCGGAGAAGCCAAACCCTCCACCCCGGCAGCTTGGAGGAACACCCCCGAAGCGGGGTTGGTCAGATCCCAAACGGAACCATCCCAACCACGCCACTCAACCGACAACCCACGCCACGCCTCAACCGGCGCAGGAGGCGGCACGGGTGGTGCCGCGAAAACAAACCCGCTCACGCGAACACCACCCCACCCATCCCACTAACCGCCACAGCCCGACGCTTCCGAACCTCAATCTGCTCAGCAACCTCATCCGGGTTCCAGCCCACATTGCCGTTGATAACCACACCACTCCCGCCACTAGCGCCACGTTCCGCCAGGGAGCTAATCGACGCCCACTGCGACTGATTGAAAATCGGTTCCGGCCGCCCGGTACGGTTCTCCACAAGATTCATGCCCGGCTGCAACCAACCGCCATTGTCATAAAGAGGCGCATCCGTGTTGGACCCGGTCACGAACTTCACCGCAGTATCAAGGATCTTCTTGCCCACACCGATAGCGATGTCAGCCATGATCCCGGCCTGCGGGAACTTCTCCTTGAACTTGCCGAGCAGCCCGCCAATGAGCCCGTCAGCGAACCCGAACACGCCACCACCGCCACCATCAACAGCACCACTGAGGTAGCCGGCAGGGTTCACAACCTGCCCGTTCTTCCTCACACCAAAGTGCAAGTGAGGGCCAGTGCTGTTACCCGTGGACCCGACAGCACCAATCAACTGGCCTGCCTTCACCATCTCGCCAACCTTCGCCGCCACACTGCTCAGGTGGTAATAGAACGTCTCCAGCCCGCCGCCATGATTCAGCTTGATGGCGTTACCTGCCATGCCAGCCCAACCCGCGAGAGTCGCAATACCGGCAAGTGGCGCCTTAATCGGCGTTCCAGTCGGGGCCGCGAAGTCGATACCATCATGGAAGTTTCCAGGCGTGTTGAACCCGGTACGCGGACCGAACCCGGACGTGATCGTGGCACCCGAAACAGGCTTAACCCAGCCGCCATCCGCATACCCGTTCAGGCTTCGAGCCAGGGCGGCAAGGTTCGCCACGCCAGCCCGACGAGTCTGCTCCTTCGTGAAAACATACTCGCCCGCATGCACGATGCCCGCCGGATCGTACTTGCCGCCCGGACCCGTGTAACCGCCATTAGCGAAACCCTTAGGCAACGCGACACGGGGAAGCTTATCCACCCCAGGCAGCACACCGGCAATCTTGTTGAAACCGCCGATCAAACCGTCATTAATCACCGTGTCAATGACGAACCGCACCGGAGCCTTAGCCACATCCCGGATGGCATTAAATGCCTTCTCGATGGCTTTCTTGCCCGTCTCGAACGCCTTGGGAACGTCTTCCTTGATCGCCTTGGAGATAGTGTCGAAGACCGGCTTCAGCGTGTTGTCCCAGACGTTCTTAATGACCGTCTTGATAGTGTTCCAAACCGGGGCAATAACCTTATCCCGGAACCAAGTGAACGCCGGCCCGAGCGTGTCCTTAACGAACCTGCTCACGTCATCAAACACAGGCTTGATGACGTTATCCCAAGCCCACTTGATCGCGTTCCGGATCGATTCCCAGACCGGCTTGATTACTGTGTTCCAGAACCACTGGAACGCCGGAGCAAGGTAGGTCTTGATGACGGATTGGATGACCTGGAAGATGCCCCGGATGACCAGCCACGCGGCATTGACTACCGTGCTGATGCCCTTCCAGACCGGCTTGATGATGTTCTCATACAGCCAAGTGAAAACCGCGCCGACTTTCGCGAACACATCCTGGAAGAACGCCACAATGCCGGACCAATTCTTAATGATCCAAGCAATGGCCGCCCCGAGCGGGCCCAGTATGACTGTGAGCAGCAGGGGCCAGTTAGCTACTACCCAATCGACAACGGCTTTGACTGCGTCGCCGATGAACTTGAACGCAGCATTGACCATATCCCGGAACCAGCCGACATTGTTGTACGCCCATACCAGCCCGGCAACCAGTCCAGCCAGAGCCGCAACCACAAGCCCAACGGGGTTCGCTGCCATGGCCGCGTTCAAACCCCACTGAGCGGCTGCCATCGCGGTAAGCCAGCCACGCACCGACTGCACAATCGCAATGGCCTTCATCGCCGCCACATACCCGAGCACCGCCGAGGTCAACGGGATAAGGATTCCCTGGTTCTCTTTCAGCCACTCGAACATCTGCCGGGCGTTATAAGCCACCTGCTCCATCACCCCGGCAAACCCGCTCGAAGTGATGTCCCCATCGTTTGCAGCCCATGCCGCACCGAACGCCTTAAGCCCACCAACAACCTCATCAAACGCCGGGATTGCCTTCTCAGACACAAACCCGATCGCACCCGAAAGCGCAGGCAGGAACATCGTGCCGATCTTGTCTTTCAGGTTCCCCCACTGCGCACTCATACGCTGCTGGGCGCCCGCGAAAGTGTCACCCTCTTTAGCGAAGTTGCCGTGCGCGTCAGCGGTCTGCTTCATAATCAGCGACATGGCCGCAGCCTGACGCTGCTCATTCGTCAGCGAATCCCCGACCTTGCCAACCCCAAGCGCCGCAGCTTCAGCCTTCAACGCCGTATCCGACAGGCTGACACCGTACTTTTCGATGGGATCCGATTCGCCCTTGAGCGCCGAAGAAATCGCCTCAACAGCCTCTTTGGTAGTGCCACCGAACATGGACGCCATATCCGCGCCCTGCTGAATCAGGTTCTTAGTCTTCGGGGCAAGCTGGTCCATCGCCGTGCCACCGTTTTTCAGCTGCGAACCGATTAGCGTCCCGAGCTCGTTGAACTCGTTAGCGGTCAAACCAACATCGGTGGCAGCAGAACGGGACCACTGCTGCATCTTCGCGGAACTACCCTTGAAGATAGTTTCAATGGCGCCAACGGACTGTTCCAGGTCGCCGGCACCCTTGACCGCAGAGCTGAAAAACTCGACAGCCTTATCAACCGCGAACACCCCGGCAAGAGCACCCATCGCACCCTTGAACGCGCCACCAAACTTGGAGCCCGCCCGTTCGCCCGTCCGCTCGGCTTCACGCTCAACCCCACCAAGCTCACGCCGGATAGTCGCCGCAGCGCCCGTCATCCTAGGAACCAGGGAAATATATGCAGAAGCTAGTTCGACGCCTGCTGCCACGGGTGGCCTCCTTAAAAACAGAAGGCCACCCGCAGGCAGCCCCTCGATGTATTCGAATTGAGTTGTATTGGGCTAGGGCGGCGCTACTTTTTCTCCATAGCCTGCTTTGCCGTGAGCACATTTTCTTCGATCAGCCCAGATTGGAGGTCATCCAAGTACCCCAAAATGGCATCAAGCGCGTGCCGGTATCCCTGCTCGTACTCTGTGACCGACCCGCGCTGCTTAGCCGTCCAGTCGAGCGATGTTGCCATCCCATGCACAAAAGAAACTGCAGCCGCATGGTATGTGTGTGATAGTTCGTTCATGCTTGTCCCCTCGTGGTCATTTGCTCAAATGTTTGCGCCGGAACGCCTCAGCCCGAGACTCCGTGTACTCCGCCTTAGCCTGCTGTTCGAGGATTCCCGGCGGGTACTCGCGTGGTTCCGGAGCCTTACCCTTGCCACCCGCCTGCGCGTGCGCGATAGCAACCAAGGCGTGCTCGATCATCCACGCGGCCTCAACCTCAGCGGTGATCGCCTGCTGACCGCCGACCATCTCCCATACGCAGGATCCACGCGGCAGATAGGCGGTTAGTACGCTGATCTTCCGGGGTGTGATCAGCCCGCGATACATGTCTGCCAAGTCCACCTGATACACGCGCTGCAAATCAGCTTCGAGCGCGCCGGGGAACTTCGTCAGAATGAACGCAAGCTGAATCAGTTTCCCCGCTTCACCGCTTCCAGAGCATGCCCCAGGAACTCAGCCGCACCACTGGCAGTCACACGCCCGGCATCGTTACGCTCGTTCTCCTTGTACGCCTTCCACTGCTCAACACCGAGCATCGACCGGAGCGCACCGATAAAGTTTTCATCCGTGAAGTATTCGAGCAGTTCCGCATCATCCAGTGCTTCACCGCTGATCAGGTATTCGTGCCCGTTCCATTCCACGGTCACATCCTTGGGCCCGATAACGTCTTCCTTCGCGGGCGCGTGATCCTGCGGCTTCTTCACGTTCGCCGGAATACTGGTGGTCTTCTTGGTGGCGGTTGCCATTTGCTGACTCCTAAAGGTTGCTGACTACTTGAAAAAATAGAAGGAATGTTGTGTTTTGTTGTGCTGTGCGACTACTGTTGAGGGATGAACAATCGCTGCCTAGTCAAGGTGAGACGCTATGACGGAGGCGAGTCCGTCGTTGCCATTTATGAGACGCGGAGTGCTGCTGAGTCACACGCCGATGACCTCAACGCGCAGTACCAGACGGATACCTACTACGCCGAAGATTGGAAAGACGCATGAACGACATGCTCACAGCAGCCGTTGCGGCCCATGAGATTTACACCAGTTATGTCAAAGCGGGATTCACCGAAGCTCAAGCGTTGGAACTCGTGAAAGCCTGCATCAAGGGAGGTGCGGAATGAATTTGCCCGAGGATCCGCGCGAAGCCGCGATTCAGGCGTGGGAGCAAGGATTCCTAGCTAGCTACTACGAAGAACGCGGTTGGAACGTCTTCGGACAAAGTGATTTGAAAGTGCCCGACCACCTCACCGAAGACATCATCGAGTGGAACCCGTACCGCACTAGCTGACTCATTGGGTGAGCCGGGGTGGGGGAGTCAGCAAACACCCCACCCCGGCAGTCATTGGTGACTAAGCGGCTTCCGTGTACGCGGCCGCGTTCGTCAGAATGTACGAATCACCCAGGATGTCGAGAGTGAACTCGTAGGTAGTCATCGAGCTGTTCTGGTGCGACAGTTCGCCACGACCGGTGACCTCGACACGCTCACAGCACAGGTACTTGGTCACATCGCCATCAACAAACTTGAACACGGCAGCACGCTCAACAGTGCCAATACCCTCCGGCAGATCGATCTTGGCGACGCCCGTGGTCACAGTCGCGGCACCGTGACCGTAGTACAGTTCCGTCACGCCCGGAGTCTCTTCAAGCGCCTGGATAGTGATCGTCTTCTCAGTCGAAGTGACCTTCGTCCGCAGAGTAGCGCCACCCTGCCAGCCCTTGAACTTCTCCACATCAGTGGACACGGCAAGGTTCACGCCGTCCTCAGACAGCCAACCGATAGCCTCGAACGGGGTCGCCGGGTCGGTCAGGGTCGTCGGCAGGGTCGAACCCACCGGAGCGAAAAACACTTCGCTGTCCAGGTCTCCGTAAACACGGATGTTGTCGTAATTCTTAGCCACGGATCAGGCTCCTTCATCATCGTTTGTAGTGTCGGTGTCCTCAGCCGTGGCTAGGACAGGATCCGGGGCAGCCCTACGAGCCTTACCCCGGACAATCAAAGACCGCGCATCAGCATTAGCGATGTCGGTTGTAGTGCCGGCGTTGTACTTCCTGCCGCCTGGCGTGGTGTAGTCAACCGCGAAAGTGACCCTCATACGTTGCTGCCTCTCACACGAAACTCAGCCTTGAACACATAGCGGGATTCGGTCGTGTCAGGATCCGGAAGGTTAGCGAGCCCGCCGACCTCGCCCACCCGATACACATTCGCCTGGATACCCTCACGCTCCGAGATGAGCCCGCGCACACGCTCGCCCAACTCCTGCGCCTTAACATCAGTCGCCGCGTACACCTCGAAATCCACCAGGGGAGTGTCAGTCACCGGGCCCGAACGAACCCCGCCAGTACGCCGCAACCGCACAAACTCGGACGGGCGCGGATTCGGCACCTTCGTAGACGCCGCGATGTTGGCAGCCCGCAGAAACGACACGAGCACGCCCTCAATATCAGGAAACCGAATCACCCACGCCCCGCATCCAACGCACGCGACAACCGACGATCCTTAGCCTCGCCACGCATCCCATACACACTCGCAGTCTGAGCAAACGCACGAGCCACCCAACGATGAGGCCTAGACACAGCCTCAAACCCAGGCCCCGCAGCATCAGCAATCAACTTCGCCCGCCGATCAAGCTCAGCCTGCACACCGGCAGACTTCATCACCTGATTCACGCCACGAGTGTTCAAACGGACAATCGGATCAGCCATCAGCCATCCACCCTTCGCAGACTCGTGACGGATCCAAACGCGCGATTTGAGAACATGTTTCGCCAGCGCCGGACCTCGCCCTCAACCTCATACGTCAGGCCGCGCACAATCACCCGGTCACGCGGACCAAACGGAGCATCGTAGGGGCCATAGAGGGTGGGCTCGACAATCACCCGATCAGAACCCGGCTCACGCGGCTCGCTGGATGAACCAGGATCAAACCCGAACCCATCCAACGTCACCGGATCCGCATACCCCTCGCTGGTGTTCCCGTGCGCATCCACATCACCCGAGGTGAAGGCCAGCCACTCTACAGACTCAGCCACCGGACCCCGTTTCGAAGATCGGTTCACCGGCAATGTCCACACCACAGGAGCAGTACAAGGCGCCGAAATTCAGGCTGCACCACGGCAGATGCGCCGACTCAGTTCCGCCCGCGACACTCGCACCAAACGCACGCTGCGAACCATCCCCAAGCGCCCTACGCTCCTGCTTCGTCAGGTAAAAATCACCGTTAGGGTTAACCGGCTTAACAGTCTGAGAGAACGGGCCCGCGCTCTGCTGGATCGTCTCATAACCCGCATCATCAGCGGTCGGCATCGCCCGGCGAACCACCGCACACACCACACGGCGGCGAGTACTAAACGACGCATCAGCCGCAGACGGACAAACATCAAGGATGAACTGGCTCGCATCCTCCAACAGCGTTTCCGCGTACGCCTCGCCACCAACGGGGAAGTCCGGCCACCGCGCTTTCAGTTCATCCACATTTGCGAACGGGAACGGTTGAACTTCCACCATTTCGCGGCCTCCTAGTCAGTCTTGCGTGGGCGTCCGCGACGCTTCGGCTCCTGCTTTGCCTCCGGCTCCTGCGGCTCAGGATCAGCCTTGCCGGCGGCTGGAACCCATTCGGATCCCAGCCGCTCAGCAAGAGCATCATCCACGTTCACCACAACGCCGGTCAGCGTATTGGTGAGACGGGGCATTAGGCAGCAGCGTCCTCGACCACGGCGAAGCGGTCGGTGAAGGCGTACCAGCCGTACACAACCTCCAGGCGGAGGGCGATCTGGTTGTTCCGCTTGAGGTCGCCCTGGCCGTCCGGGTCACCGAAGCGGATCAGCTCGACCGGAAGTTCACGCTGAACACCCCACCGGATACCGTTCTGGAAGTCGCCCACGATGGCGCGAACCTTCGTATCAGCAGCCTCCGGGGTGCCGGAAACGGTGTTGCCCTGCGCGGTGTTCACGCCCAGGAACGAAGAGATGTCCGTGCCGAAGCCCAGGTTCGGGTAACGCTGGGTGCCGGACGGGGAACCGTCAGCATTCTTGCTCTGGAGGTTCGCCAGCGACCAAGCCAGCTTCGGATCAAGGGCGATACCATTCACACCCCAAGACGGGGTGGCCTGGAGCAGCAAGCCAACAGCGGCGCGGATGTCAGCGTCAGCCTCAGCGGTGCCGATCTCGACACGCTTGGTGGTGGCGGTGACGTAGTTGTCCCAGCCGGTGATGACAGCGCCGGTCAGCGGGTTAATCCGGTGGTACAGGCCCAGATCCAGTGCGCGGGCAAGCGCGATCTGACCGGCGCCGGCGAGCTGGCCCAGGATGTCGAGCTGGTAATCCTCGGAAGCCCACTGGACTTCCTCGTTGAAGCGCATGGTGACCTGAGCCTTGTGCGGCTTAGCCTTCACCGAACCGAAACCGCCCGTGGTGGACGCCTTCTGCGCGCCTTCCTCCACGAACTCCGCCTTCGGGAAGTCGTTGAAGGTGATGTACTCGGTTTCGCCGAACCGCTGCGGCTCACGGGCCGACAGCTTGGCAACGGTGGACTGGGTGCGAGCCTCGGTGATCATCCCGTCCGCAATGTTGCGGGGCAGGAGAACCTTGGCCTCATTGGTGCTGAAAACAGCCATAATGGGTGCCTCTTTCGATTAGTCTTGACCGAACAGCTTGCCCACGAAAGCGCGGGTAGGACTGTCCTGGATCTTTTCAGGGGTTTTTTCCTGCCCAGGAATAACGGGGCCGGAGGGTTTGATGAGCGGCTTCAAAACTTCGGCGTGAGCTTCAAGGTCTTCCTTGGTCTCACCCCGCAAAAGGTCAGCAGGAACGCCCGTAGCCTGGGAAACCTCAGCCAACAGATTGGCACGGGCCTCCTTCGACTCGAACAGTTGGACCTTCTGCGCAAGTTCACCCTTCTCCGACTCGACCACAGTGTATTTGCCGGTCAACTCGTCAAGTGCAGCCTTGTTTTCCTTAGCCCTTGCTTCCCACTTGCGCGCAGCCGCTTTCCAGTCAAGATCCGGCTCCTGTGCAGGAGTTTCCGGGGCGGCAGGCGCCGCATCTTCGACTGGCGCCTCTGGTGTTTCGGGCGTGGTGTCGCTCATCGTTTATTGCTCCTCCCGTGCGGGATAAAAACAGCCCCGTGCGGGGCTGGTGGTCTATTTGACGCCAAGTGCTTGCCGCATCTCGGCGAGAATCATTTTTTGGGACGTGGCCTGATCGCCGTAACCCTTGTAACCGTCCGCCTTACGCTGCTCGTACACCTTGTTGCGGGCCTCGGCGTAGGCGTCAAGGTAGTTATTCGCGCCGTCCTGCATCTCTGCATAGTTGTCCTCGAACACGGGGACGCCCTTGCACTTGCAGTGATCGTGGTAAGACTCTCCGATGGCGCGGGATCCACGGGGCCTAATGCCACGCGCCTGACCGCCACGCCGCTTCACCTTAGGAATCGGCATGCCGCGCCCAATCACTCGCTCCGCATCCTCAGCCGACTTAAACAAGTCACCCTTGGAAGCAACCATGTGACAGAACGCGCAACACCCAGGGGACGGAACACGCTGGTAGCCAACCTGCACCCGCTCCAACTGGCCGTTGCCGATGATCGTGTCAGACGCCATCTCACGCATGATCGCCGTCAGCCCACCGGACAGCAGCGAATACACCAACGCCGCGCCGCCACGCTCGAACATCGAACCCTGCGTGCCCCAACCAACCAGCGAACCCCAACGATCCGAGTCCACCCGGTCAAGAGTCGAAGCCGGATCCCCGTCAACGTTCGACAGAGACCGAACTTCCTCATAGAACGTCGCCGACACGGACGATGCGGCCGCAGCATACGGGTTGAACACCTCAGGGAACGCCTCAAACAGCACCGCACGCTGACGATCCGGAGACTCACCAGACAGAGACACCATCAAAGCATTCAGATCCGCCAGAGCCGCCGTAGACAACTGATCCAGCGTCAACCCGTACCCCTGCGTCACCTCATAAGGGATCACTCCACGTCACCAGCCCCGCGAGCCGCTGCCACCGCCTGAACCTCCGGCGACGAATCAGCCGCAGTCAACTTCTCCTGAATCCCAGACACAAGCTGAGACACAGCCGACCGGCGCCGATCAGCCTGGATACGCGCCACCTGATCCGGGTCAAACACCGTCTCCAACAGCACCGAAGACGACGCCAAATCAGGGTTAGCGCCGGCAAGCTTCACATACGCATCAGCGTTAGCCGACGTTGACCGGAACTCAGGGTCAGAGAACGCAGCCGACAGCCCCCAGGACTCAGCCGGCGCCTCCGTCAAACCATCACGAACCATCACAGCCAACCGGGCAATGTTCTCCACAGCAGAACCAAGCACGTACTTGTTCTGATACGTGACATCAATCAACAGATCATGCTCAGCAGCACGGATCGCCTCAGCCGAAGACGGGTTGTCATGGATAATGCCCAACGAATGCGGCGGAATACCAGTCTCGCCAGAGAACGCCATCGCCACAGTCCGCAACATGTCCGAGTGCGGGGTCATCGTCGCCTGCTGCAACTGCTTAATGTTTGGTGTATTGCCGTCAGCATCACGAGTCAAAGCAATCAGACGATCCATCGCCAGCTTGAACTTCTTTTGCTCGCTGGCCTCGCCGAAAGCGTCCGGGTCGATACCCTCAATCGCCAACTGAGGCGAGCTGTAGAACTCTGCGTTGCCTTCCATACGCACATAAGCGCGCACAGCCATATCGGTAAGCGCCATCACGGGCCCGCTGATGCGGGAACGACCGAACGGCTTGTTCAACTGCGGGTCATACGTCAGCGGAACCGCCAGCGTCCGCCCAATCTTGTTCTCAATCCGCTCAGCAACCCACTTGCCGGAGATCTTCGAGCACGACAGGACAACATGCGGAAGATAAACCAGGAACTCGGACGGGTTATCCTCACCCATCGCCGAAATCGTCAACGCAGCAGACACCCGCCGGGCCCGACGATCCCACAACGCAGCCGACGACTCCGCCGAATGCGGCTGAATCTGCAAATCAGGCTCACCCGGCAAACCCTTAGCCACCGTCACCAACGACAGGCCATGCTTATAAGCCGAAACAATCGCCTGCGACAACTCCAGACCAAAGTTGTTAGCCGCGAAAGTCTGCCCAAGCTCAAACGGATCCTCAGCGCCCGGCAACCGCAAACCCTCAAACTGGGAACGAATCGCAGCCTTACGAACCGCCATTGTTGCCCAGCCAAGATAAAACTTCGCGGACTTCAACTGAGGCGGCAGAGTCAGACCAAGATCCTTAAACGCCTGCTCACCGTCATAATAGAGCGACCGCTTCAAGTTCTTATCGCGTCGGCCCTGCCACGTCTTAAGAAGCCGCGCCACCAGCGCCATCTCACCATCCGCGACATTACCGATCCGCAGACCATCAATATCAGCGGCAGTCCATTCACTCATAGGAACGTCGCCTTCCTTCCCGGCCTGCGTTTCGTAGTCTTAGCGCCCCAATGGGCCAATGTCACAGCATCCAGCAGCACAACACTGGATCCCTCCGGCGCCGCCCAACCAAAACCGCCGGCAGCGCCAATCTTCCGTTTCTCAGCAACCTTCGCCTGATCATCAAGTTCCTTCTGCCCACGATGGGAAAGCTCACCCTGATTAATCGCGGCCTCCAACATCGAATGCGCCCCCACAACCTCATCCGTCCCAGGCGTAAGAATCACACTCTTAGGCACGCCACCATCACGCAGCGCATTCACCAGATAACCGACACCAGACTTCCCATCAATGACAATCTGAGCCGCCCTGTCGTGACGCTCCAACAGCCAATCAACAAGCCAACTAGTACCGTCACCCATCGGCGCAACCTTGATGCCCTCAACATGCACCGGCCCCGAATCAGGACGCATCGCCGCAGCAAGCGCCACGCTCGAACCATCAATAGCGAACCGTGCCGCATACACGCGCACGCCACCCTTCGGGACAGACTCAGGCTTCACCTTCAACGCATCCCAAGCCGTGGCCTTGATCGCCTTCTTCGTAAGCGCGGCCTCATCCCAAATGCCCAAACCTTCACGCAAAAAGGAATCAACCGAACCCAGCAGCTTCCGCATACGCAAAATCGCAGTCTCAGTCGTCCTGTGCGGGAATGAAGGGTTAGCCTTACGCCACTGCTCCCGGTCATCCGGGTTCGCGCCCCGATCAGCCGACATCTCCACATAGAGAACATCCGGATCCTCACCAGACAACGCAGCAGCACGCCGGTTCGTGAACACCTCGCCAGGATCAGACGGCCTCGGCGGCGTACCCATCATCAGAACAAGACCATTAGGTGCAGCGTTCGTCGCCGGCACCATATCTTCCATAGCCTTCTCAGTGAGGATCTGCCCCTCATCCAAAACCAGCACATCAACCTGCGCGAACCCACGCCCAAACCCGTTCTCACGGGCGCCAAACAGGATTCTGGAGCCGTTAGAAAACTCGATAGCCTCAGTGCCGGCACCCGTCAAAACACGCTTCACATACGGGCGCACAGCGGGCCGCTGAGACATCGCGTCCATAGACTTGAACGTCTCCTGATGTGTCCGCGCACGATGCGCAGACCACAACACCAGCGTCCCAGGACGAAGCGCACACAACGCAAAGATCAGCGAACCAATCGTGTACGTCTTGCCAACCTGCCGGGGGATTGAGATGACAGCGCCACCGATGCCGCACGCATACATGCCGTTAGTGCGCTTCGCCAGAATGGCCCAGCCCAAACCGCTCTGCCACTCATCAAGCGGAGTCTTCATCCGCTCCAACTGCGCGGCAAGCAAGGGAAAATCAGACGATACGATCCCGTCCGGCAAAACTAGATGCGCAGCAACCTCAGATAGCTTCCGGCCTCCACGCGGTGCTGATGTTGCCACTCACAACCTCCGCATCCCGCGCCTCTTCGGCCTCAATAGCCTCCAGCGCCTCAATCTCCTTAGAAATCTCCCGAGCCTGCCGCATCAACGGAGCCAAATCACGCGCCAACGTCTGATCGCTGTCAATATGAGCAGCCAACACACGACGCATAGCCCGCAACTCATCAAGCCGCGTACCCTTCTCAGCGGCACCAGACACCGTAGAAGGCGCCGCCCGCTCATCTGGTTGCACAGGTCGTAACTGCTTTTTGCCGGCCATTAGGACACCTCCTAGCGGTATCTGTGGAATATCGGGATCTGAGGAAACG